AAACACTAGCTGATATAATTAATGATTTCTATTATCAATATGATGAAGAAATAGATAAAATTATAATTAAAGGAACAAACGAAAAGCGTAGTAAAATATATAAACAATTTCTTCCAAAATACATTAATCCCGAGGCAATGGGTAAAATTGAAATAAAATGATAAAATTATTAGATATATTAAAAGAAGCAAAACAATCTATTGAGGATTTTGCTGGCACTAGATTAAAAGGTGCTGAAAAAATTGCTGATACTACCTTAAAAGCAGGTGGATTATCATTATTAACTTATAAACATTATAAAGTTAAATTACCCTATTATAAAAAAGCAGCAGCAGGTAAATTAGATAAAGATGCTGCTAAAAAAGAATTTGAAAAAACTTTAAAAAGTATTTCCTTAGGTATGACTCAAAACCAATTTCAAACAGAAGTTGGACGTTTAGAGGTATTAGGTGAATTACTTATAGAAAATAAATAATATGTTAAATGAAAATATTCCTTACTTTAAATGTTTAGTAAGGCGTTCTCATTATACTCACAACCTTAAAGATGATAATACCTATGATAATGCTTATGCTTTTGGCATTCAATCTATTACAGGTAAAATTTTAACATTCCATATAATGACTGATTTTGGAATGGTAAGATCTAGAGTTCCCATCTCAGAATTATTTATTAAACCTCCTACAAAAGATATTCCTTTTTATTACAAACAACTATGGGATTGTTTTAGTGAAAATGTTGTTGTTAAAAAATATTCATTTTTATTAGAAAAAAGATGTCAAATTGCTTTAAGAGATAAAACTAAAATTTGGGCAACTTATCTTTTTACCGTAGATTGGTATGATAATCCATATTCGGATGAACCAACTGACTATAAAGCAGGACATATTTTAATGGCTGATGATGGTTATCTTTTATGTATGCCTAATAATAGAATATATTGGAGAGATTCAAATTGGGTTACAACCGATTTTCCATTAAATGTAAAAGATATAAAAGTAGACAAATATTTACCCTCAGTAGAATCTGTTGCTGATAAATGGATTACAGAAGATACTGATTCATATTATTATGATATTAACAAAACCATATAAAGATATAGAAATTACTGATTTTTATATTATTCGTGAATTTAGCGAAAATATAGACCCCATAGAACTTTTATGGCATCGTGATAATGAAAATAGAACAGTTGAAATAATTGGTGAAACAAATTGGAAATTACAACTCGATAATCAACTTCCAACATCAATAAATAAACCTATTTTCATACCAAAACATGAATGGCATCGAGTTATTAAAGGAACAGGAACTTTAAAACTAAAAATACACAAATCGTAGTTTTTAAAAACTATCCATATTTATAATAAAATAAAATGGCAACATATATTATATCAGGAGTATCAGCAGCAGATTGTGCAACTAAAGGATTTACAGTAATTTCATCAACATCAGGACCAACAGGTGGATTTGGTCCTATTGCAGGATCTTATAAGACAGGAGCATATGCTGGAGTAGATTTTGTAATTGGTATTGATACTGATGTTGATCCAACATTGTCCCAATTAACATTTACAGCTACAGGTTCAATTGGTGGAATATACCAAGCTCAACTAGTACCTTTGGGAGCAGCAAATAGTTATACAGTTTGTTTTCCTCAATACGGTTCCGATCAAGGAGCTGCTTCAACTTTTAACAGAATTATGGCTTATAATTTCAATTCAAATGGAACTAACTTTACTACTAATGATTATTTAAGTTCAGCTATTCAAGGATACAATATCCCCTCCCCAGCAACAGTAGCAGAATTTATTACAGAAATGAAAAACATTGGCATTCCAGTATTTAATAACTCAGGAGTATTACAATAATTTAAAATCATGATTATAACAGAAGAAATATTATTATTACAAAAACGAGCTGGTATTATTACTGAAAGTCAGTATAAAGAAAAAATGGCTGAAGCAGAAGCCGAAGATTCTAGCATTGATGATGCTATTAAAGGTGGAGCTAGTCAATTAGCAGATTTAAGTTCATTAAAAGAAGAAGAATATAAAACAACCATCACCACTGAAGGTGAAATCCTAAATGAATCAGTAACTGGTTTAGTAATAGGTGGTTTATTAGCTGCTCCTAAAATTCTGGAATGGATTGGAAAATCTATAAATTGGATAGCTAAAAAATTAGTAGGAAAAGATGAAGTTAAAATTGCTTCATGGATGGAAAAAAATGCCCACAAATGGGAAAAATTGTATATTAAAGGTATCATAGCAGCCATTAAATTTACAGGTTTTGCTTCTAAAATTTGGAAAAAAGAAGATGGTAGTGTAGATGAGCAAAAACTATTAACAACAGCTCAAGTATTATATGTTGTTATATTAGCTGTAGCTGCTGGTGCCGCCGCTAAATCCGTTCTAAGTCCAAACTCAGCTGTAGTTAAAGCTTTAGAAGCTACTTTTGGTAGTGTTAAAGTATCAGAAATAGTTGGATTTTTAGGTAAAATAAAAAGTCAAGCTAAAATAGCTTAATTTATAGACGGATTCATAGCCCGTCGTTTAAAAAAATTTTTAGAGAGCTGTGGCCTCCAATTTGGGGGTCACAGCTTTTTTTATTATATTAATGTGTTAAACATATGAGATTCAAGAAAATCGTAATCGTAGGAGCAGGTGTAGCAGGTGTAAATGCTGCCACCAAATTAGTAGACAATGGGTTTCCTGGTAAGAACATTACTATTATTGATATGGGTAATGATCCTTATAATCGTAAACCTGAAGAAGTAATGACTGGATTCTTAGGTGCTGGTGGATGGAGCGATGGTAAATTAACTTATCACACAGCAATTGGAGGACAGTTATCTAAATATGTTGGGGAAGAAAAAGCAATGAAACTAATGGATGAAGTTATTAACAACTTCAAACGTTTTCACCCTAAACCCGAGGAAGTACAATGTTCCAATCCAGTAGAGGAACCTGAATTTATTAAACCATATTTTGGATTACGATTGTTTCCTGTATGGCATGTTGGTACTGATTATCTTCATGAAATTGGTAAAAATTGGTACGATTATTTAGTATCTAAGGGTGTACAATTTATTTGGAATGAAAGAGTATTTAAAGTTGATTTTGAATCTAATTTAGTATATTTGACTGTTAACGGTAAAGAAGGTCAATACGCTATTGAATATGAAGAATTAATTTTTGGTGTAGGCAAATCAGGTATTGATTTTGCTCAACAAATTCAAGATGAATATCAATTAGAAACAGAACCTAAATCAGTACAAATTGGTGTTAGATTTGAAGCACCACAAAAACACTTTCAGGATTTGATTGATATTAGTTATGATTTTAAATTATATCGTAAGTTTGAGGATAAAGGGGTTTCATTAAGATCATTCTGTACTAATAATAATGCCGCTTATGTTGCTGTAGAAGATACTTATGGAAATCATAGTTACAATGGTCATGCTAAAAAAGACCCTAAATATAGAAACGATATGACCAATTTTGGCATTTTAATGGAAATTAATGGTATTAAAAATCCATTTGAATGGTCTCGTAAAGTAGTAAATAAATTACAATATGCTGGTACTGGTTTATATTATAGTCCATCTCGTAAACCATCAACTACATCAGAAGGTGAAAAAGTTAGTTCGATTCAAATTGATAATTTAAGTATTGTAAGACATGGAATGGGTGAATATTGGGATTACATTGAAGATTTTATTGAGGATATGAAAAAAGTATTTCCAACATTACAAGATGATTGGGGTGTTTATGTTCCTGAGGTAAAATATCTTTCACCTGAACCATTAGTTTACCATAGTGATTTAGCTTTAGTAGAATATCCTGATGTACATTTTGTAGGTGATGCATTATCTGCTCGTGGTATAACAGTTTCAGGAGCACAAGGTATATTGGCTGTTGAAAAATTTGTTAAAAAAGAAGACGAGTGGGATAACCATATGGGAGATATCATTAATTGGAAATAATTTGGAAATCAAAAAAAAAGTTATTATATTTCGAATATGAATACAAAATATCAACCAAGTAAAAAACTAACTAAAGCAGATGGTACAATTGCTTATGTTTGGGAAGGTAAATTACATAATTGGGAAGGTCCAGCATTAATAAATCCTGATGGTAAAAAAGAATATCATATTCACGGAATAAAATATACTTTAGATGGATGGAAAGAAGCAAGACGCAATCGTGAGGGTTTACCTTGGTTTAAAAATCCTGCTATTACAAATTCAAGAAACGCTGGTTAATTATGAAAATAGGACTTTGTGGAACAATGAGTGTAGGTAAAACTACATTAGTAAATGCTTTGAAGGAATTACCTGAATTTAAGGATTATAATTTTGCTACTGAACGTTCAAAATATTTACGTGACTTAGGTATTCCATTAAATACTGATTCAACAGTAAAAGGTCAAATTGTATTTTTAGCAGAACGTGCTGCTGAATTGATGAATGAAAATGTTATTACAGACAGAACTGTAATTGATGTTATGGCATTTACTAAAGCAGCTAAATCAATTAATTATTATGAAGCAGAAGCATTTTGTGGTTTAGCTAAAAATTTACTTCATGAATATGATTTTATATTTTATGTTTCTCCTATTGGTGTGGATATGGAAGATAATGGAGTAAGAGAAACAGATACTGAATATAGAAAATTAATTGATTTTCTTATTGGTTTAAATCTTAGAGAAAATAAACATCGTATCCATAAACTAGTCACATTATCAGGCACTACTGAGGAACGTATTACGAAGATGAAAGAAACAATTTTTGGATAATATGTATAATCATGAAGAAATCTGAATTAAAGTCGGAAATTAAAGAATATATTGTAGAATTATTATCCGAAGAGGAAGATAAAGAACCTACTAAAGCAGAACTTGAAAAAGAAAAAGTAAAAGGCGCTCCTTCTAAATTTAAAGTACCAAATTCAGAATTTGAAGATTTTAAAGATAAACTAAAAACTTTAGTTAAAAAAGTTAAAGACATGGAAAAAGGAGATGCTAGAGATAAAAAAATGGCAGCCCTTAAACAATTTATCAAAAAACCAGAATTAGTTAAAGCGTTTAAAGAAAGAGACGTTAAAATTGATACTGGAGATTTGATTGGATAATATGAAAATAGGTTTTCCTTATATAGTTATAGCAATTTTAGTTGCGATTATCATTTGGCTTTCTAAATGTTCCGAAAATACTATTGTTACTAATATTGATACTTTTACTAAAACATCTTATGTTCATGATAC